CATCTTTGACAGCCTGTGTGTGTACCGCAGCACAGATAGCCTGTACCTCTGCGCTCTCGCCTGTGATGTCAGCATCTGGTGATACTACATGGCGTGAGAAGGATCGGCTGATCTCTACATCGTCACGCTTGATGACCGTGGCTGTTCTGACTTGAATGAATTTATGTTCACTCACGATCTCAATCTTGTCTTGTACTTGTTCTTCTGAAAGTGCCATCGTTTATCTCCTGTGATGGTTGGACTGTCCGACCCCTTGGTGTGGGGTTATGCGTCTGTTAAATAAGTTCCGTTCACATATATAATATCATTTGCTGAAAAACCGTTTGCATTTAAGTAAGACCAACTAGAGTTCTCTACTGATTTAAGCAAAATGGCGTAAGCTGTGTTTGGCCCAACCTCTGCAAACAAAACATTAGAGCCTATTCCACTTACGTTATAGGTAATAACATTTAAGGCAGTGTGACCTTCATCCTCACTTTCGCTTACGTTAGTAAAAGGCAAACTAAATCTTACGTAGCCACTTGGATTACTGACAGACGCAACTACAACACGCCCTGTTATCGTTACTTGCCGACCAATTTTAGTATAGTTCATACGGTTTTGTGACCCACTTAGATTAATAGAGCCGTTCTGGGTTGTAAAAGTTGCATTATAACCCCCCTCTTCATAATCCTCCAGCTTATTAGCCGCCCCAGTGCCGCCAAGGTAAACACCGCCAGAGAGGTGGAGGTCTTTGAATTTGAATCCTGATGCACCTATATCTGTGGTCCCACGAGCATCCAATGCACCAGCAGTTAAGTTATATGGCAAAACTCCATCTTGGCTGCCTGAGTTGAATAGAAGCCCTGCCTCTCCGTCACCAATTATTTGAGAATGTGTTTTGCCAGACAGGTAAAGGTCTTTCCAGCGGTTACTTGAACCCCCTAAGTCAGACGTGGCGTCATTAATTGCACCAGACGAGTCAGCGGAAAGCAAAGCTGTGTTACCAATCGCAATGCCGCCAGAGTTTCTCAAAAAATAAGGAATACCGGCATTAGTCCCAATACTCCCCACAGTGGAGCCAGCTTTGTACAGACCCAAAATATCGCCATCGTTTGTCGTTCGGTTCAAACTGAGTGCTATGCCTGCATCCCGTGTAATCTGGCTGTCGTTGTTAGCACGTAGTGCCACGCCCTGTTGAGAGAAGGTGTTAGATGTTTTGCCTACAAGTACGACTTCGGAACTATCAATCGTAATAGCTGTAGCATCTGCATTGTCATCAATGCCCACTGAGTTAAACAAACCTTGCACAGATAAGTTAGACGCAAACGTAGTAGCATTTGCAATTTCCGAGGGAGGTTGCGTTGTCGCAACAGCAGGGCCTAAATGAACCACATATATGTTGTTGGTTCCTGAGACAGGAGCCGAAGTAAACGTAAGGGTCGTACCCAGTACAGTATACGCAACAGTAGGGTCTTGCACTACGTTCTCTACTACAACCCGAACATCGTTTGTTACTGTTGGTTGTGACAGCGTAAATGCAGTAGTAGACCCGTTACCGCTGAACGAATCTTTTACTGTAGGCGTGTAGGATTCTATAGGTGTATTACCCTGATATGGCATTATGAAATCTCCAGAATACTCAACGTACTATCGACAGAGTTTGCCGTATCTGACGTTACTTTTAGGACATCAGCCGCTTCCATAACAACTTTCATGTCGCCCCCAACTGGGACAAACGCGCCGCCCGATGGGACGGGTGCGTCTTTAATCAAGTACACATTGTTGCCATCGTTGTTTTCTAACTGCACACTAACGGTAACTTGCGTAGCGATAATGTTAGCAATGGTAAGCCCAATGATCGTTGTCTGCGTACTAGAAGGGCAGGTATACACAGTCATAGCTGTGTTAGCGTTTGTGCTGCCCCCAGCAAAAGTTTTTACTTTAAAGGTATTTGCCATGTTTTATCACCCCAATGCGATTGCTAAAGCCACCGCTGTACCAGCAGGGTCTACTTGTAAGTTTGTTTGTGCGCCAGCTGCGTTCGATGCGCCTGTACCGCCGTCAGCTACAGCTAGGTCTGTAATGCCGGTAATAGAACCGCCGTCTATGTCTACATTGTTAGCAGCCTGAACAGCTATTGTACCTAGACCAAGTGTGCTTCTACCCGCTGCAGCATTTGCATCGTCAATAAGCGTTGCCCCAAACGTAGAGATAGTAGACGTTTCAACCTTGTCGCTATTAAGGTTGGTAAAGTTAGCGTCTACCTCTGCGTTTGTAAGCGGTGATCCTTTACCGGATCGGGTTACAATAGTTGCCATTAGTTACCTCACGAAGCTGCTAGAGTAACTGTCCACGTAACTTGAAGCGTGTCACCTGAACCTTTGTTGACTACAGCAAACACAGTTCGACATAGCATAGTACCGGAAGAGGCAGCGTTAAAGATGCCCGCTTCAGTAACTGCACCTGTACCAGCGCCCGCACCAAAAGTAGTCACATACGCAATACTCTCGTCGTTAGACCCTGTTCGAGTCGCACTGTCTAAAGCTACGCGGCTACCTAGTTGACTACCTAATGCTGTATTACCAGCGGCGGCAGCAGTTGAGCCACTGCCTAACCCCATGTGGGACATAACGCCAGCAGATGCCGCTGTCATACGGCTAGTAATATGGCCTAAACCAGTATTTACGATTAAGTTTGTAAGGTGGCGTTCTTCTTTAATAACACCATTACTATCTGTGAGGATAAGCGTGAGCTTACCGGATAGCCCTAAATTTTCTTTTGAGTTCATTGCTACACCCCTTAGAAGGTTCTCGAAATTCCAACATAGTCCGCCGCAAAATAGTCAAAGTTACAGTAGCCCTGCGACCTCAAGCTACCCGCATCTGATAATCCTAAAGCATCCTGCACAGCTGGACTGATGACCATAGAAGATAAATCAGTCCAAGAAGCGCTGTCCGCTACGACCTTACTATACGACGAAATAAAACTTTCGGCAACTGTTATCCCATCAGCAACAGGTTTGCCTACCTCTGACGTGTAAACATCAGCTGCAGTATAGGTATCTACGAACGCTTTTCCTTTTATGTAGGTAAACGCATCGGTTAGCACAGGAGCCTCAGTAAGTCGTTTACCTACGGTAAACACGCCTAACACGTCTGTAAAGTTAGCTGTCTCAGTTACATTTTTACCAAATGTAAATACTGGTTGTAGTGACACAGTGTAATCTTCAGATGTATAATCTTGTAGAAAATACAATCCGCCGTCTTCAATACTAAACCTGTCTATAAAACCTTTAGATTGTACCTGTTGGTATACATCACTAAAAGTGCCAGTGTCTGTTATGTTTTTTGTAGGTACAACTACGGTAGTGTCTTCTGCAGTAACTGAGTCAGTTATCCCTGCTTTAGTGAAGAACAAAGACGTAAGAGATTGTATTGATATAGTATCTTCAAAAAATAGTAGGGATAGAAATTTACCTACGGCTATCTTTAGTTTATAGGCATGAGCTTGGGCGTCCAACGCAAAAGTTGTAGCCCGTGTAGCAAGGCTATACGCACCGGTAGTTACTCTAGCTCGTAACTTTTGCGTAGTAGCCTTTATCCTCACGCAAAGTCCTCTCGCAATCTAAACTGAATTGTATCATATACAGTTTGTCTAGTATTGTCGGCGGACACAACTTCTAGCTCACCCTCGTAATCCCCAGCGGCTCGATCAAGGTCTGTACTTTGCCAAGCTAGCACTGCAATACCGTTAGTAGCTGGCGCAGTCACAGCGCAGGTACGACTAAACAAGTTTGTAGTGCTACCTACAGCCCGAAAGTGCATAGTTACAACAGCATTTGTTAAGTCAACAGCTACACCTGTTAGCTGGTCAGTCACAGTAAACTGAAGCTGTGGGCCAGTGTCGCTACTAACCAATTCAATACGTGGGGTTGATAATCTTGCGTCCATGGTACTCTCCTAAGCAAACGGCTGCTGTGCTACAGACACTGATGCACGCATATTGCCGAGGTTAGCGTTTGCCCTGTATTCAGAAACTCTAGTTATAAATTGTTTTGCGTGGTAAGACGCTAACTCTCTATCGGACCAAGCTACACCGGGAAGAACTAATAGCTCTTGTAGCGTCTTATGCACGATAGCTGGCTCTAATTCATCCATGATGGTTTCATCCATGCCTTCTGAGTCACGAGTAGGTTTTAGGGCGTATATCATACGAACTGTGTATGTCGCAGCAGCATCAGGAGTAGGTAAAACAATAAAGTTATTAGGGTTTAGCTGCGTAAATATCATAGGTTGTGAGCCATATAGGGCTATATCGGAATCAGTCGTAGAAGCCCTAACCCAGTTAGGATACCTACGAGTAGCCTCTTCTAGGGTTACTGCTGGTAACGGAGCGTCATTAAGAGAGGCATACATAACAGTTTGGACTGTGGTATCTACGGGTTTACTATATCCATACTGGTAAACACCAGCTGTAAGGCTAAATACAGGCTGCTCGTAACGCCACGCTAGAGTACGCTCGCAAGTAATAACGGCAGCGTCACGAATGTATTGCTCCAGCATAGGTAGGGAGCAACCGGGAACACTAGGGTTTATTCTAGCGGCAAGCGAGGTGTAGGAACGTGATGCCATTATACTACTAGCCTTCTATCTAATCCGCCAGTTTCTGTGTCGGTCAACTCACGACTAGACAAACCTGCACCAAGGGCGGCAGTAAATGAATCTAGGAACAACTTAGCACGCCCAGAATTTGCATGTTCATCATCTATAGACTCCGCTAAGAATACGGTTCCGTCTACTAGAGTGGGTAAATAAGCGTCAGGCAGTGACGCAATACTAGCGTCAATAGCGTAATCTGCAGGTATCTGTACGTACTCACCGGTTATAACAATACCGGCGACAGGCCTTGGGTATAGGAAATACCTATTAGGGTTCCTGATATGCCGCATATAGTTGTAGGGTGTACCCGCAGGATCACTGACCCACGCAGGATAACTTTGGTCTAGGGATTCACGATTAACTTCGGTTAGGACGTTACCATTCTGCACAGAGTACAGTTCTACAAGCCGCAAAGAATCAGATGGCATAGCTTGAATAACAGTATTTGCTGTAGTGGTTATCGTCGTGATTGTCGAAAACAAATCGGGTCGAAGAATAATCACACGTTTTACCGTTTGGTTAACAAAGCCTAACAGCTCAGCGTCAGTATACCTATAGGACGCAGAATTAGTATCTTGCACTAACTGGCGTACATCATCAATTACATCTTGCGGCGTCATTCAGGTAACCCCCGTGAAGCATCAGCAGCCAATTCTGGATCAGTAGTAGCTGGTGCAGCATATACCACGCTTTCTGTGGTTAGGTCCAACGTAGATTTACTCTTAGCCCTAACGACCTTAGCGCGTTTAACCTGTGCGGGTTTTAGGAACCGTTCTGGAAACGCCTGCTCCTCAGTAACTTCCTCCACAAGCGGGTTTTGGGCTAGGTAGTGATCCCAGCCGTAGATAAACCCATCATTAACATGTCTTAACCAACGCTGTGTCATGTTGTTTTCCTTTTGCCCGAAGGCGAAACTGGCCAGCTTTGCCGTTTAGAACTTGTCTTCCGACTAGCTATAGCAGTTTTCTCGCTCTTTGACATATCACCACGCCTCGCACGACCAATATCGCGCTTTTGTTTTGGGGCCGGGACTATCGCAGTTATGACGCGCTCTAAAGTTAGAACGTCTACCCGGCTGTTCTTTTTTAATCGTCATGTTTGGGTCGCCGAACATAACTTTAACAACTTTACCACTCTGGCCTTTTACGTAAACCTGAGATTTTTTGCGGCCATGCCCCGGTTGTCCTTTACTAATTCTGCTAGGACTATTGAGCGTAACACTTTTACCTTGATAATCAGCCATTAGGAAGTTACTCCTTTGATTACTACAAAATTAAGAACTATCGCTTGTGATAGTGCGCCGCCGCTTACATTCATAACACTGATGCTACAACTACCCGCTGCTACTGCACCAACTGTTAGCTGATAGCCGCCTGCCGTTCCTACGCTTGCTACGTTTACAATCAGTACATCCGTAGCAGCAATAAAACTATTTGTTAGCGTAAAAGCAGCTGTAGCATCGTCTGCTAAGGCCGCGTTGTTCATAGTTATAGCACCGCTTTTTGCGTTTAGTGTAACCGCAGTAGTCTTATTACTTGCTTGGGTTACAGTGCCGCCGCCTGAAGAGTATCCAAACTTACCTGTAAGTTGTACTTCGCCAGTTCCATTTGGCGCTAACACCAATGATCCGTTAGTATCGGTAGTAGAAATGACGTTACCATCAAGCTTAATATTGTCAACAGACGCAGAGCCTGTGCCAACTGACAGAGCAGTAGCAACACCAACGCCGCCATATACAACTTTTTCAGACGCTGCTGGGCCATCGCTAACGTGTAGCAACTGGTCATACGTATCTTTAATATCTGAACCGGTTAGGTTAGTAGGCATCTAGCATCTCCTGAATGGGGTGAAAGGGGGCCTAAGCCCCCAATCAGTTAGTTTATTAGCTGCAATCCGCAACCAGTGCCCAGAGGCGCATAACAGCAGCGTCAGCAGCATTGATAGTTTTAATATCAATAGTATCTGCAGCGGCGTAGTACTTGCCGTTGCTGTAGCCCAATACAGTGTTTGGCGCAGCTTCAGCCAATACCAACGCAGTAGCGTAGGATGCAGCAGTGTTTGCGTTTACACCATCTAAGAACCCATCGGGATCAGTAGCGTCACCAACGTCAACAGTACACGTAGCACCTTCAGCGGTAGTAACATCTAACCCAACTTGCATAACGTAAGTTTTAGCAGGGATAGGCATAACTTCTAGGATGTCGTTAGCGCCGATTGCAGTTTGACCTGCAGCCAAGCGATCAGCAGCGATAGTAGCCCAGTTAAGAGTTACCTCAATCATAGAAAGTTTGTTAAGCCCATTATTGGGGATAGCAGCAGTTCCTTTATTGAAACCAGTTCCTTCAGTATAAGTAGCCATAATTTAGACCTCCGATTAAAGCGTTACAACGGCTTGGCAGATGGCTTCAGGCTTAACAACCTTGTAACCATACACCTGAAGACCGCGAACAATGTTGCCGAACGTTGATTCGGAGCGAATAGTTTCCATCTCTGTCATCTGTGATGCAAAGGTGAAACCCATTTTATGACCAGCAATAACGTCGAAGTTAGCGCCAGTTTTCTTGATGTTGTGGCTCATGTAAACTGTGAACCGGTCAATCATACCCAAGCGACCATTACGTAGAGGTGATGTGCTATCACCAGTAAGAGACGCATCTTTAAGGTCTGAGCGTTTAATCAAGCCAGCCATTTTCGCTGGGATAACAAGGTAACGATCAGACTCAGGAGTATTAGCTTCGTCCAAAACTGTACCCATGTTAACGATCAAATCAATGACGTTAGTAGTGGTTAGTGCTTCAGGTGCGCCTTGTGTACCCAAATCAATGTCGCCAGAGATTGCGCCTGCAGTTGCACCTTTGTTAAGGGCAGAGATGTCTGGAAGCATGTCGGTAAGTACGCGCTGGTCGATCTTAATCTTCATACGCTCAGAAGCGTCTTTAGACCAAGTATCCATCAAGTTTACGTCAGACTGGATGTTGTCAACGTCATCTTCAACACAGGCAAAATACTCACCTTTGTCGATAAGAAGCTGCAACTTAGCTTTATCAGGGTTTTCAACTGACAAAGTTTGGCCTTTGACGTAATCACGAATGGTGATTTCTGGTGTGGTACGGATGTTTACCGTGTCACCCATGTTACGAATTTCACCTTCGTATGCTGTGTTTGAGATTGCTGACAATACTGTTGCATCGTAGAAATTCTCGATTAGTTTACCGGACCAAATTTCAGGGATAAAATTACCTGAATATGATGGGTTGCCGGGGGATACTGGAAATGCCATGTTAGGCTCCTATGTTTAATTATGCATTGACGATGCGACCTTCCCGCTGTGCAGCGAAAATGTCACGTTCTTTTCGGTCACGCTCCTGCTCTTTCCCCTTATACTTACCCTTTTGTACATCAGAAAAGAAACTCTTGATGTCATTTGAAGTGTAGGTATTCGGTTCAGCTGAGCCTTGGGTACCACCAGAACGTCCACGTCCCGGCGCTACTTGTCTTTCAAGCTCAGAAGCAGCAGTAGCCTTCCGACTGGGTTGAGCAACAGACTGGCCAGTTTGCGCCTTCCATGTAGAGAAGAAGTTGGTTACGCGCCGCGCATCAAGATTTCGCTGAGCGTCATCAAGATAAGTCTGGCGGCTAATACCTGTAAGAGGATCAACGTCTAACAACCAAGACTGAAAGTTTTGGTCTGTGTTAATCTCTTGCCAATCAGGTACTGCGTTCTGAATATCGGACCAGAAGGCTTGCTCCGTGGTAACTGCTTGCCTATGCTGTAGTTGCTGCACTTGCGGCACTACGCTGGTTTGCATCCCTCGTACAAGATTTTCTAACTGGTCAATACGTGATTGCTGTTGGCCAGCTTCTTCACGACTAACACGCCGCATAACATCAATAGATTCGCCGTACTCCTCAACATCTGCATCAGTCACGAGAGACTGCGCAGCTGCCGTAGAAGTAGGGTTAGGCGAACTCAGAGTTGTCATAAGCGTTTCTAGCTGTGAAACACGAGATTCCAGTTCACGCTTTTCGGCGTGAAGTCGCGGTACTTCAGCGTTGTACATCCCTTGAAGCGACTTGTATCGCTTCTCAAATGTCTCTTCTTCATCTGCACTGCCCGCCTGTACTTGCTCTTTATCGGTAGGCTCGGCTGCTTGTTGTTCTGCACTGTCGGTGTTTTCCACTGCCACGGGCTTAATGTTTTCAACCACAGCCTCGGATGTACCATCCTGTTCTGTAATCTCTGAATTAAGATCGTCGTACAATTTCTGAACAGCCTCAGACTGCTTTCTAACTTGCGCTGGTATTGCCATGTTAAACGCTCCTATCGGTATGCGTAATTAAACAGCTGTCTCATGGGGAAGACTGTGCTGCATATTCAGGGGACTTTTCAAAAAGGTCTTTGACCTCTCTAAGAACTTGGCACCGCCCCTGCGAACGTGCCACGTTCTCTCTGCCCACGTTGGGCAACTGCTCTAGCTCGTGCTGATACCAGCTGTCGAGCCAAGAGAGTATTCCGGGGTGCTGGCGAGTCGCTGCCGCTAGCACTTTTATTGTATCAGGTTCGGGCCGCTTCATGGCGCACCCGTAGGTTGAGGACTTACCACGTTGCCATCGGCTCC